TGCACCTGATAATAATTCAGGTAGATATTCTGGAGTGTGTTGTTTATCTTTGCCATCTAATATTTGAATACCACCAAGTATCGCATTATGTATGGCACGATCTTTACAAAACTTTTCTGTGGTTTCTAATAACCATTCTGTATTCACTGGTTCTTTATCTAATGTGGATAATATATCTGTTATCTTTTTGTATTCATCTTCATTAACATTCTTATTAGAGTTAATCTCAATAGATAACGCTTCTTTTGTGGGAAGACTATTATACTTTTCAACAAACTTATAGATTTCTGAAAACAATAATCCTTCTAGTCGGTCAGCAAAGTATTCTTCTTTGATGAAAGGTAAAACTTTTCTAGTATATTCTTCGTTATGAATTAAATTACTTAAAGCTGTTTGTTCAATTCTTGGCATTTAGTTTATCTTCTTTTAGTTTTTCATCAAGCAACACAACAAGTATATCGCCGACATGGTTAATAAATTCTTGACTATCGCAATCTGCTTCTATCTTATTCTCTATGATAGTATAATCAAACTGCATAGGCAAGGTGCCATCAGGTCTTTTTTCAGACTCTGGTCTGAACCCAACGGCGCCGTACTTATAAACTATTGATGAAAATGGACCACTAATTAACTTTAGTGCTGTAAAGTCCTCACCAGGTTTCTCTACAAACACATAGTCTTCCCTATGTTTAGGGTTAGTCGTCTTGTGAGGTGTCGGTATCTGCTTCAACTCCATCTCCATATTTAAACTCTTTACTACATACTCCATCTAATTGTTCTAGTATTTCTTTAGTGAAGTATTTTGTCGGGTCATTATTAATTGTTTTACCAAATGCTTTTGATCCGTCTGGTAATTCAATTCTAGTAGAAACTTGTTTAAATATATTATGTTTTAAAGCCAAGTCTAGTAGACCGTAGTATCTATCCAAACCTTTGTCGTAGGTTAATCTAACATCTACAACTTTGTTCTCTTTGGTTAGTCTTGATTTGTAATTCTTACAATGTATTATATTACCAATAATTTCTGTGCCATCTTTTTCTTTTCTTTTAGAAAGATATACAATTGATGACGCTGCATATTTTAGTCCTGATCCACCACCCATTTCTTTTTGTGGGAACATTGAACCGATAACATCATATGTATGATTAGTAATTATCAAAGGCACTTTTGCCTTACCTAATTTTAAAGTCAATACTCTAAAGGCAGCCTTAACAATTTGTGCCCTTGTCATGTCTTTAGTTTCTTTACCTGCCTGTGTATCTTCCATTTCTTTTGTAGTAGATAACATACCTAAACTATCTAATACTAATAACAATGGTTTTCTTTCTTTTACATCTTGTTCTATGTATTTGTCAAGTACAGTAAGAGCTTGATGTCTAAATTCTTGTACAGTAGTCACTGGCATTACAACCATTCTACCACTATCAATTCCTCTTTCTTCAATTATATCTTTTGTAATTGCTGATTCTGATTCAAAGAATATAACACCAGCGTCAGGATTCTTATCTAGGAAATGTTTACACATACCTAATACAAAGAAAGTTTTACCTGTGGCACTTTCACCTGCGATTGCTGTTATCTTGTTTGATGGCAGACCTCTATGAATAGAGCCGCCTAATAATGCATTGAATATATATGAACCTGTATCTATAAACGAATCTACATCACCTGAAGCACCGTCTGATACTAGACTGGCATATTCATTACCAGTTTCTTTTATTATGTCTTTTAAAAAATCACTCATTAATTATCCTCGTTAGTTTCATTATCTATTATACTATATTTATATCTTATGTCAAGCAAAGAACTCATCTAAATTTGCCTTTCTGGAGTGTTGAAATAAATCAAAAGTTTTATCACCAAAACACCATACATTTTCGATAAACAATTTATTCATAAAGTCCGCTTTGGCTTTATCATCTGCAAATAGTTTATCTGATTTAGGTCTTTGCATAATTCTCATACCGATCTGACCTAAAAATTTATCTTTTAATCTATTGACCAATTCATCACTTGATCTATAACGAGTACCTTTAATCTTCGGATCCATAATGTTGACAAATAAAAATTTAGATACTGCCATTGACTTTTCAGCAACAGGTAAATAGAAATCATCACGCCATTTTTCATACTCATTGAATTTAGACCACGATTGATCTTCTTGAAACTCACCACCCTTATTGTATTCTTCTGTTGAGAAGTAAGGTGGAGAAGTAAATGCAACATCTATTGGTGGTAGTTTGTGATATGGCAAGTCTTCTGCACCACATCTCCATATCGTTACCTTCTTTGGTTTAGATAGTAATTTATTATACTTTGATATCTGTTGTGTATATCTAGCATATGTATTTGGATTAGGATCACAACCATAGTATTCTTCGGCGTCACTAGCAAAGAAACCTGCAAGTCTATCACCCCAACCACAACTTGTATCTAATACAGTTTTAGCATTTGTCATTTGATATATTGCTTTTGCAACAACAGGTTTAAATTGTGTTGCAATATATGTACCTAATCTAAATGCACTTATATAACTTTTAGAATCTAGTTTACCACCAAGTAATTGTTCAGACTCATTGCCATCTAAATCTTTTACTTTAGTTAATTTAACATCATTGATACCACGCCATATAGGACCTAAACATTTCCATATAGCATATGCGTCACCATTTTCCCATACTTCTTTAGGTGCTCTGAAGCCATAACTACCACATTCTAATCTCAAATCTTGCATGAAATAATTTGATACATCATTGTAGGTACTTGGCCCATTGATTAAACCTAGACCATACTTATCATAACTATATTCATAATCATCATATTTTTCAAAGACTTCTTTATCAACCTGATCTTTAGGTGTACATATAGAGTTAGTATTAAAATTCTTTAACGAATTAAAACTATCTCTCATATTATCTTCGGATATTTCTTTTAGAGGAAATACAGGTCGCTCTGTGGCAATATAATCAGCAAGGTTTTTTCTCATCTCTTCCTTGCCATATTCTGCGTTCATAGATTCAAATGTCTTGTTATCTAACACAGGTAGTTTATCATCCCCAGCGGCGGCTAATAGACGGCTATATAGTGTATTATTTCTAATGTAGTCTTTCATAGTATTATTATATCACAATTAGTCTTGCTTGTCAACCTCTGGTGTCACATCTTCAAAGTCAGCGTCAACAACATTATCATCTTTCTTATCTTCTTTTTTAGGTTCTTCTTTTTGCTGTTGCATATCTTTATAAACTGCCTCGCCAAGTTTCATAGACGCTTCAGTTAATACTTTAGTTTTATTCTTAATGTCTTCAACATCTTCACCTTTAAGTGATTCTTCAAGATCAGTTATGGCAGTTTCAATCTTTGTTTTTTCTTCTGTTGAAACTTTGTCGCCATGTTCCTCAACAGTTTTCTTCAGACTAGCGACTAAACCTTCACCGTGATTTTTAGCTTCTATCTTCTCTTTGATCTTTTCATCAGCGTCTTTATTTGCTTCTGCGTCTTTGACCATCTGTTCTATTTCTGTTTCTGATAAACCACCAGACGCTTGTATAGTTATCTTTTGTTCTTTACCTGTACCTTTGTCTTTAGCAGATACACTTAAAATACCATTAGCGTCTATATCAAATGTCACTTCAATTTGAGGTACGCCTCTAGGTGCAGGTGGTATGCCATCAAGCATAAAGTTACCTAATGACTTATTATCTTTTGCAAGTTGTCTTTCACCTTGTGAAACATTTATATTAACTGCATTTTGACTATCTTGAGCAGTAGAAAATACCTGACTTTTCTTTGTAGGTATCGTTGTATTCTTCTCGATAACTTTTGTAGATACACCACCAAGTGTTTCAATACCTAATGATAGAGGTGTCACATCTAATAGTAATACATCATTGACATCACCTGCCAATACACCACCTTGAATTGAAGCACCTATTGCTACAACCTCATCTGGATTAACTCCTTCATGTGGTTTCTTACCAAAAAACTTTTCAACTTCTTCTTTTACTTTAGGCATTCTTGTCATACCACCAACTAATATAACTTCGTTTACATCTGTTGATTTTATACCAGCGTCTTTCAATGCTGTTTGACAAGGTGCTAGTGATCTTGTAATAAGACTAGACACTAGACTTTCAAATGTTGCTCTGTTTAGTTTTACATTTAAATGTTTAGGACCTGATTGATCAGCAGTAATAAAAGGTATATTAATTTCTGTTTCAACAACAGAAGATAATTCACATTTTGCTTTTTCAGCTGCTTCTCTAACTCTTTGTAATGCTAGTTTATCTGATTTTAAATCCATACCTGTATCATTTTTAAATACAGATAGTAAATGATCTACAATTGCATTATCAAAATCTTCACCACCTAATGATGTATCACCATTTGTAGATTTAACTTCAAATACACCATCACCTAATTCGAGAATAGATACATCAAAAGTACCACCCCCTAAATCGTAAACTGCGATTGTGCCTGATTTCTTTTTATCTAAACCATATGCCAATGCGGCAGCAGTAGGTTCGTTGATTATTCTTTTAACATCAAGACCTGCAATCTTACCAGCGTCTTTAGTTGCTTGTCTTTGTGAATCATTGAAATAAGCAGGTACAGTAATAACTGCTTCTTTAACTTCTGATCCTAAATATTTTTCAGCAGTTTCTTTCATTTTTTGTAAAGTGAAAGCAGAGATTTGTGATGGTGAATACTTTTTACCTTTTGCTTCTATCCATGCGTCTCCGTTATCTGCCTTAACAATTTTATAAGGTGTTGTCTGTATATCTTTCTGTACAGAATTACCATCAAATGTTCTACCAATTAATCTTTTAACTGCATAGATAGTATTCTCTGGATTGGTTACGGCCTGTCTTTTAGCAGGCATACCTATCAATGTTTCATCACCAAATGATACTACCGAAGGTGTTGTTCTTGCACCTTCTACATTTTCTAATACTTTCCCTTGTGATCCTTCCATTACGGCAACACAAGAGTTCGTTGTTCCTAAATCTATTCCAATTATTTTACTCATTATATATTCTCCTTTCTATGCTATATAATAACGATTTCTCTAATGTCAAGTGTTATTTTAAAAAAATTCATCTAAAGTTGCCTTTCTCTCAAAATTCCATCCGATTGCATTTACAATAAATCTTAATGGTTCTAAAAACGATTTAGTAAACATTTCGTCATGGTCAATATATTGATGTAGTTTAAATTCTTTTGGCAGTTTACTAGAAAAAGATATGACCTTTTCTCTTAAAGGATTAGGTTCTTTCAATGCAATAAACTTAATCTTATCACCGTCTTGTATAACTTCATACTTCTTTAGTTTATTCTTTTTAAGTAGATTGTTGTAAAGTAAGGCACCTTTGACATGAATTGGTGTTGACTTCTGATAGATGTCTTTTGTTGAAGAATACTTTTTAAGATTATTACAACTTCTAGGATAAGCAATATCTTCAGGTGGCAACTTTTTAAAATGTGTTCTAAAGTTTTCTATAAATTCAATTAGTGCTGATTCATCTTTTGTCATAATGACTTTCAATGCTTCTTTGATCTTTATACGACAAGGTGCAGGAGTTGAAGACTTGACAGCCTCGATACCCATGATCTTTAGTTTAGGTTCTTTCAAATCAAGACCTTCTTCGTTAAACACATTTAGAATATATCTTTTCTTTGCAGTCCATATACCTTTGTTGGCAATCACTTCTCGTTTCATAATCATTTTTTGATCATAAGCACTTACATACTTTGCCAGTTTAGCAAAACTAGAATCAATAAATGGTTGTAGTTTTTCTTCACAAAATTTATCTAATACTTTTACAATCTTTCTATTATCAGATTGATCTTTAAATACTTTGTTAACCATTTCACCTAGTTTGATATAGATAGAATCTGTATCAGACGCAACAACATAGGTAATATTTTTAGTTTTTAATAGTTTGTTTAGATAATCATTTACATCACGCTCAATCCATCTGATAGTCAACTGACCAGCCATTGTAATACCTTCAGCGTGTCTTACATCAAAGTATCTAAAGTATTGATTACCAATTGCACCATAAGCACTATTCAAAGCAATCTTTCTTGATAACTGAATATTATAGTTTGTAGATATTTCATTTTTTAATCTTTCATCACCAGTTTCTTGATACAATGCTTTTGCTTTTGCCATCTTGTTTTTATATATGACACGCTCTTTGTATAATGTATCCATAAGTTCAGGTAAGAAACCCTGCTTGTCTGTCCTAAATTGAGCACCATTGGGAGTGATAGTTCTCGTATCTAGGTCAGACAGATCAGATTTTTGATTTAACATATTCTCTACATTCACACGATTAGGTTCATGACCAACCATAGTTTCAGGAGATATATTGTACTGCATAATTAAATGCGGATACAAACTGTTTAAATCGAAACTTACAATCCAATTGTGAAAACCTACAACAGGATCTTTTACATAAGCACCTTCATAACCTCGTGACTCTTTAGACTCTACGACAGCAGGTGCAACAATATTTTTAGATTTTAGATGATTGAATATAATCGTATCCCACATTCTTACTTGACCAAAACAATCTTGATAATTAACTTTTGCTTCATAGGCCATAGTCAAATGCAACTCAATTAATTTCATCTTGTCTTCTAGTTTATCAACAAGTTCTACATCTTGGATATTATATTCTATAAATTGTTGATAATCTTTTTGATAAAACTCTTTAAATGTATCATAAGGATTTTCATTTTTGTTTTCGCCTAGTTCTACTTCACCTATATAATCTAGTCTATAACTTTCTCGTCTAACAAATGTATGTTTACGATATAAGTCAAGATAATCTAATACAGAAACACCCATGATGTCCCAATAGTTTTGTTCTTTATTAAAACCTTTTGCTGTTATTCTAGCACTTTGTTGCGATACTACATTCCAAGGACTAAACTTTAAAATGTATTCATCACCCATAAGTCTTCTAAATCTATTCATTAAAAAAGGTATGTCAAAGAATTTAACATTCCAACCTGTAATAATATCAGGATTATATTCTAACCAAAATTCTAAAAACTTTTCAATCAATGCAGTTTCACTAGCACACTTTATAAATCTAACATCTGGTCTGTCATTTACAAAGTCATTCATACCAAAGACTATAATCTTTTTTGTTGTATGTTCTTTTACTGTGATTGATATAAGAGGTTCGATTGCCTCATCTGAATTAGGAAAACCATTTTCACTTTCACACTCGATATCGATTGTAAGTATTCTTATTTGTTTAATATCCCAATCAACTTTATCTGGGAACTCGTCTGCAATAAATGGATATTGATATCTTGTATTACCAAAGTATTCAAAACCACTTACATCTTTATACTGTTCAATCCATTTCTTGGCGTCAGGTATACTATCAAAAGTAACCTTACCTACATTACGACCGTCTAGTGTTTTATATTTTGATTCTTTACCTGATGGTATGAATAGTGATGGTTTATAATTAATTCTAAACTTCTTATGACTACCATCGTGATTGACACCACGAACCAATAGCCTGCCACGATACGGCAATACCGAAGTATAGAATTTCATTAATATTATATCTGTGTGTTGTTGAAATGTTTTCTTAAACTTTCAAGTTTTTCTTCTGCACTTGCAAGGTTGTCATTCAACTTATCTAATTCTGTTAGATGTTGAGGGTGTTCACCTATTGCAACAGGATTATCAAAATAGATTATCATTGTTGCTCTTGCAGCTTCAATATCTGCAATGTATTTTTTCTCTAGTGCTTTGTATAGTGGATTGTTTGTTTGATGATTTAATGCCATTGTTCACTCCTTTTAATTATATAGTTATTATATCATATTTAGAATAGATTGTAAAGCGTCTATTCATCTTTATCTAATGGTAAATTAACACCTCGTGTATCATTACCATCGCTTCTTTCAATCCAAGAAGAAAGAACAAACTTTCTATTTGGATTTACATTGACTTTAAATCGAGTCAATAAATCTCTATTGATTAGAAATGTGCTTCTTGAATCTTTTGTTGTCAAGCCGATTGGCACATCTGTATAAAATTTATTATT